ACTTTCCAGTGGTCACGATAACGATGCCCGACAGCGCCTCTATGACGGCATCAGCTCGCTCGACGGTGATATAGGTGACGCGGCGCAGCGGGTAGCCAGTGCGCTTCTCAGCGTAGTCACTGCAAAACAGCTTGATCTGCTTGCTCCAAGGCAGGAACTCGCCAGCCATGAAAACACCATCAAGCACGGCCTCTTCCTCGCCAGCACCGTTGTAAAGACACCACTCCCAGTGGTAGTTGTCGCAAGGCGCGTGCATTCCAGCGGCGCTAATCGTCGGCTCCATGCCGTAATTGGATTCGACGTTCCTATCTATCCGAGCGTCTCGCGCAGCTCTGGCAGCCGCAGATTTAGCGTCGAACTGCTCGATGCGAGCAGCTACGGTTTGAACCAGTTGTTGTAAATTTTCCATTTTTATCTCCTTCGGGCCGCTTACGCGGCCTCCTCTGTATTTGAAATACCGAACCAAGACTGAGCGCCGTACACGCTGGTCTCGCCGATAAATTTGCACGGCTTGCCGTTCTTCTCGAAAACCTCGATCAAAAACGGGTGGCTTTTTTTCCTTGGGTTGTAACCGATCAGCTTCATTTTTTGACCCTTGTATGAGGCAGTGGCTTTTGTGTTCAGGCCATACTTGCAAGCGCCTTTCCACAATCGATCTTTGTCGATTTGCAGCTTGGCGTCTTTTTCGGTTTGGTGAGCAGCAGTTTGATCTTCCTCTGTTTCAATACCGGAAACCTTGCCCTCTGGGATATCGACGCAGGAAGTCACCTCGTAGACGTTGGCGATTCTGCATCTGTTTTTCTTGGCCGTCTCGACAGGCTCACAGTGCCACTGGTCAATCAGTCGGCCCTTGTCGATCACCATGACGTGACGCGCGACGTAGACTAAGTAGGTCGCGCTTGGCTTGGCGTGTTTAAAGTGGAAATTACGGACGGTCATATAGTTCAAACCTTCGACCTGTTTTAGCTCCACGCCGAACTCGCTCTGAATCAAATTGACCAATGACATTCTGGTTGTGCTGCCCTTCCAACGTCTGGTTTTGTTAGTGGCTGCCTTGTAGGCGTCAAACACTTCCTGCGGCTCGTAGCCAGAAACCAACGCCCCGGCAAAGATGCCGCAGCAGGGCATCATCGAGCAAAATGTTCCGTTGATTTTCTTAGGTTCCATATCCATCTCCGTTTGCTTTCTTGTTATGACAAGCAATAATTTACCAAATCTGGTGGTAATGACAACCCCTTGTTGTCACTTTTTAAAACGGAATATCGTCATCCTCCCAGTTGTCTGGATCAAGCGGATCTAGCTCATCGGTTACGTCGGGGATGAATACGTTCTGGGTCACGTTGTGATGCTGGTTGAATGCATCGGTTGCCAAGTCCACGTTGACGAACTGGACGTACCTCACCTGCCTTGTCCCAACACGTTTTCGACACTCACCGGCAATGAGGTTTGGAATCTCATGCAAATGACGCCAGAACATCGCCTCCTTCTTCGCGTTTTCGTACCGACCTTTAACGCTTGAAACATAGCACTGGTAGACACCCGACTTCGGTTCATCCTTGGCGAACTCAAACACCTCCCCGTGGGTCTTCTGCTCCCTGAACTCCCCGGCGGTTATGCAGTCCAGTAGCCACTGGTCAACCGAGTCGAGCGAGTGCAGCTTCTGCTCATCGAGCGCCGCAGTCCTCGGAGCCTTTCGCACATCGACGGTGGTGAGGTCGAAGTGCTTGAAGAAGTGCAGCATGTGCTCCGCGCCGCCACGGTTGTACCAGTTGCGTAGCGCACCAAAGTATTTAGCGTCCTGCTGCTTCACGTCAGATACATCGAAGATGGCAAACCGGCGCTCATCGAGTGACGCAGGCACCACCCACTGCTCGTTGGAGCTGAATAGGATTCGGGTGTAGTTGGCAGAGCTATAAGAATCCATGCCCTTTCGCTCCACGGTGATGCGGCTGTTAGTCAGCAGATCCTTGAGCGCACCCTCGGCTGCCTTATTGCGTGCCCAATAAGCCTCGTCGCATTGCAGCAGTAACGTATCCTCTAAGTGCCGGTTAAACTTCCCGGTGACGTGCTCTGCCTTAGATACGATGCGGTGGTGCGGCTTGAACAGTCCACCGACCAGCTCACCAAAAAACGTCTTGCCCGAACCTTTACTACCGCGCAGCACTAAACCCACACCCATTTTGGACTGGGGCTTTTGAATCATCTGAGCACACCACCCCATGATGTAGTGCGCGTGCTCTTTGCTCCCACTGGCAATGACCTGCGTTACGAAATCGAAGAACGGCTTCATCTCACCCTCTACGGCTCGATAGCTCCAGCCGCGCCACAAGTTGTAACGCTTCAGCACCTGATTGTCCGGGGCGAAGCAAATGCCCGCGGGGTAGGTGCGCCTGTCTGGGTGCTTGAGCCAAAGGTCTACCAGATTGACCATGCGCGGGTTGCGTCCCGAGTCATCGAGCACTTCCCGGTTGGCGTACTCTTTTTTCAGATCCTCGGTCTTGAACAACATGACGTGCTCGCTGTCCAGCTCCTCACGCAGCACCCGCGCCGACCCCTCGACTTGAATGAAGGCCCAGTTTTTCAGCATCGAGGGCAGCTCCTCCTCAACGACCTCGACGCTGTCGCACTTTTTTGCTTGATACTTCAGCGAGGCCATCGTCACCTGACTGCCTTGATAGTCACCAAAAGACTGCCAACGGCGTATGCACTCGCCGTCGCCTTGATACTTTGACCCCTGCGCCGACCACTCGTCCCATATCTGCAACCCCTCCATCGACCCGCCAAACTGGTGATGCAGCGCCATGCCGACCTTGATCCAGTTGTCATGATGGTCATCCGGGTCGAGTGCGTTAACGATCTCCATCACCTCCTCCGGCTCGATGTCCATCGTGGCCTTGAGATTCATCAAGGCGTCCTGCTCCTCGGCCTGCTGCCTGCTCCCCGGCTTCACTTCCTCCCAGCCTAGACCCTTCGCCTGCGACTCGAAGAACTCGATCAGCAGGTGTGCCTTCTCGCTGGTCAGCTCCGGCAGATCGTCGTAAAAAACATCGGCGAGTGTTGGGCCGCTGACCCACTCGTAGGGCTTAACTGTCTTGGGGTGTATCCCGTAGGCTACAAACTGCTGGCCGTTACCCAGAATCTCAACAACATGCTTAACGCCGTCAGCGTCTTGAAACTCTGCCGACTTGATCTTGTTGAACCGCTCCTCGTTGCGGTACGGGACGATGCACTTTGGCTTGTCGCCGACTCGTATCGCGCCCAGCCCAACATTGTCCTTCAGCCAGTGAAGCATCTTGTTGTTCAGCGCCTTGTCTCGACAATCCATATCCACCGCGCAGGTAGTGGCGCATAGAACGCCAATGCCAAAATCGGGGTTTTGCTCGATCCAACCAGCAACCAGCTCTGGGGTGCTTTCTAATTTTTGCCAGTTCTTGGCGCTTGCTGGCGGGTTCTTCTTCCCCGCGAGCAATGGAATAATTTTGTAACCGCGCTCGACAAGACGGTGCCCGAATTGATTCATCATTTGTCAGCATCCCCTTAAACGTGTTTCGCCGCCTGCTTATCGGCAGCCTTTTCTAAGTCATCAAGAAGGTCACCGAGCCAGTAGCATATGCGCTTCAATAGCTTTGCTACGCACCAAAGCGCCCTCCAAAATTCAAATTTCATAGGCTGTCTGTCTCCCTAATTTTTCTTAAAAGCTCCGGGCAAAGTGACTGCCATGTAACCGCCGATTTTGTTAGGTACTCAATCTGCGCCGCACGCGCCGGTGGGACTTCGCCCCGGTCTCGCCAGCTCCGCACGGCCTGACGGGTCACATCGAGCTTTAACGCAAGCTGGCGCTCCGTCTTAATGCTCATCAATTCCTTAGCCCTGTTCAGCCAATCATCGACTGTCATGTTTCTTTTTTCCTTCACGCTGTAAACCCTCGCGGTAATGAATCGTTGACAAGTTACTGCACACAAACTAGTTTCGTCAACTAAAGTTGCAAAACCAGATTGCGTCAGGCATCTTACAACAGTTGGTTGTAGAAGGCACGGGAGGTTGAAATCGAACAATTTGAAATGAAACTCGAAATGCCTCACTCGAAACTGAGCGCCAGTTCCTCTAACCGATGGATTGCGTGCCCCGGTAGCGTACAGGCGCAGCAGGGTTTGCCAGACGAGAGTAGCGCCGCCGCTGAGGAAGGCACCGCCTTGCATGAGTTCTCCGAGCTGTGCTTGCGCGAGGGTTTTGAGCCTCGCAGCTTAGTCGGTGAAGAATTCAACGGCTACACGATGAACCGCGAGCAGGCGGGTTTGGTTAGCCAGTATGTTGATCATTGCCGGACACTGCCTAAGAACAATGTGCTGATCGAGCGCCGATTGGATTACTCGATGTGGGCCGATGGCGGTTACGGCACAGCCGACTATCTCTGTTTTGACGAGGGCGAGGCGTGGGTAGTGGATGCCAAGTTCGGGCGGGTGCCGGTGTCAGCAGACAGCTCGCAGCTAAAGTGCTACGCGCTGGGCGTCCTCAACGACTTCGGCTTTGACGCGCAGATCGACACCGTCCATATGACTGTTGTCCAGCCGCGCTTACAGCACATCGACACCAGAACCATGCGTCACACTGAGCTGTTCAAGTGGGCACGCGAGGTGCTCGTCCCGGCAGCGACTGCTGCGGTGTCAGAAGACCCTCCCTTAAACCCCGGCGAGCAGCAGTGCCGATACTGTAAGGCCGCGCCGACGTGTCGCCCACTGGCGCAGCATGTGTTTGGCATCATAGAGGAAGATTTTGCGTGAAGAAGGTCGAGACACTAACAGCCGACGATATCGCAAAGATTTTGCCTCACATCAGCACTATCAAAAACTGGTGCGATGCAGTTGCCGCCAAGGCAGAGGCGCTCGCGCTGGCAGGGACGCCGATTGATGGCTTCAAGCTGGTGACGGGCAGAACCTATAGGAAGTGGAGCGACGATGAAGCGGCAATTCACGCGATGGCGCTTTACACCAATGAGTCGGTAATGAGCCGAAAACCGATTTCACCTAGCAAGGCAATCGCCATGTTGGGAGAAAAATGCGATGACGTAAACGCGCTCATCGTTAAACCCGAAGGTAAGCCAACGCTGGTGCCTGAGTCTGATAAAAGACCTGCGGTGCCAGTGGCGGATGCCTTCACCGTTATAGACTGATAAAGGAAAGATAATGACCACGTTCAAGATTGAAAAAGCACGACTTAGTTTCCCATCGCTGTGGGTGCCAACGGCTTTTGCTGGCGGCGAAAACAAGAAGTACAGCGCCACACTAATTCTGCCCAAAGACAAGAACAAAGCGTTAATCAAACAAATGTTGGAGGCGACTGACGCGCTGTACAAGCAAAAGTGGGGCGATAAAAAACAAAAGCACTACTCAGCCCTGCAAAACGGCGACGATCTGGAAACGCCGCGAGAAGAGTACGAGGCCAGTTTTATTTTGAAGGCAAACAATAGAAAGCGGGTGCCGATAGTGGACAAGGATTTGTCGTTGCTGGTTGAAGAGGATGAACGCCCACTCGCCGGAGATTACGTTAATGCGAAGGTGCGCTTTTACGCGCACGAAAGAGACGGACGTAAAATGATTCTATGCTCCCTTGAGGCCGTGCAGTTTGCGGCTGAGGGCGAGCGATTTGGTGGAGGCGGCAACGCGCTGGAAGGCTTCGATGACATTAGCGGCGAAACCGCCGAAGACGTGTTCGAGGAAGCGGAGGAGTTTCTTGCTTGATCGTCAGCATAGACTTCGAGACATACTCCGAGTGTGACATCAAGGCTGCGGGTGCGTTTGCGTATGCAGACCACCCCAGCACTGAGGTTCTGTGCCTAGCTTGGGCGGTCAATGATGAACCGCCCGAGCTTTGGACGCCCGGAATGCCTGCGCCGGTTGAGCTGTTTGGCTTAATCGAGCGCGGCGCTGAGGTATGGGCGTGGAACTCATTCTTCGAGCTATGCATCTGGCAGCGGGTGCTGATGTGGCCGCCAATACCAATCGAGCAGTGGAACGACACTGCTGCTCTGGCTGCTGCTCAGGCTTACCCTCGTGCATTAGACAAATGCGGTGAGTTCATGGGTATGGCTGCAGACGCCGCAAAAGATAAGCGCGGCAAGTATCTGATCCAGAGGCTATGTAAACCCTACCGGGGTGATCGCGTCCACGATCAGGAGCTGCTGCGCGAGCTGTACGCTTACTGCCTGCAAGATGTGGTCGCTGAGAGGGCGATACGCAAAGAACTAAGACCACTTCACCCCACCGAGCGAGCCGTCTGGGAGGCAGACCAGCGGATGAACTTGCGTGGGGTGAAGCTGGACTCAGTCAATTGTGAACACGCGATCGAGATTATCAAGAAGGTTGAGGCCGCGCTCAACCAAGAGGTGTTTGAGCTGACTGACGGCGAGCTGGCCTCAACGTCCTCACGGGCTAAGTCCCTCGAATGGATCAACCGTCAGGGGCTGGTGATGGACAGCTACGACAAGGCAGCGGTGACCTGCGCCCTCGAAGGTGTTTGCCCACCGAAGGTTGAGAGGTTTCTACAGATCCGGCAGGCGCTGTCGAAGTCGAGCACCAAGAAGTTTCAGGCGATGTTGTCCTGCCTCGGGCAAGATGGCCGCGCCCACGGCACGGGCATGTATCACGGGGCCGCTACTGGCCGCTGGTCAGGGAGACACTTCCAGCCTCAGAATCTGCCGCGACCCATTGTCGATGATGTTGATCCCATTATCGATGCACTGCGGTTCCGCTGCCCGGATCAACTACCGGGGGAGCCTATGGCGCTACTGGCCTCTTGCCTTCGAGGAATGCTAGTAGCCAGCAAAGGCCGCAGGCTGATTGTGTCCGACTACTCGGCCATCGAAGCTCGGGTGCTTGCATGGCTTGCCGGTCATAAAACAGTGTTGCAGTCGTTCAGGGAGGGGTTGGATCTGTATAAGGTGACTGCCTCAGATATGTACAGTATCCCGTATGCCAACGTCGATAAGGATCAACGGTTCGACGGAAAAATAGCCGTCCTAGCCTTGGGGTATCAGGGAGGGTCGAGAGCATTTACAAAAATGGCGCAGAACTACGGAACCGACGTTGACGATGCCACGGCGCTCAAGATCCGAGACGACTGGCGAGCCGCCAACCGGCCAATTGTTAAGTTGTGGCATGAGGTTGAGCGTTCAGCGTACAACGCCATCCAGAACGGTAAGCGCGAAGAGACCAGCGTTGGCGACTTCAAGATGGTCAAGGGCGACCTGCTGTTCAAGCTGCCATCCGGGCGGTGCCTGTCGTTCCCGCAGGCGGCGCTGATCAACAACAAGATTACATACCAAGGAATGAACAACTTCACGCATCGGTGGGGAACTATCGAGACCTACGGCGGCTCGCTGGTGCAGTCGATCACACAGGCGGTGGCCCGTGACCTACTGGCGCACGCGCTTCTGAAGCTCGACGCCGCTGGTTACGACCCAATCTTAACGGTTCACGACGAGATCGTTTCCGACACAAAGATAGGCCACGGTTCATTGGATGAGTTCAATGCTCTTATGTGCGACCTACCCCAATGGGCCAAAGGTCTGCCTGTAGCCGCTGAGGGCTACGAATCTAACAGGTATCGCAAGTGAAAGAGTCGCACGTCGAGCGCACAGTCAACAGCTACGCTCGCGACAGGGGATGGCTAGCCTTTAAGTGGGTGTCTCCAGCACAGCGCGGCGTGCCCGACATGATTTATTTTAAAGACGGTGTCTGCCAGATGATTGAATTTAAAGCCCCCGGCGCAAAGCCCTCGCAGTACCAGCACGCAATCCACCGGCGACTCAAAGAACACGGCTTTCATGTCTACGTCGTTGACAATATCGCACAAGGAAAAACGCTGTTTTGAAACTATCCGACTTACACCAGTACCAGCTCCGAGCGGCGCAGTTTATCAAAGACAATCACAACGCGGCGCTGTGGGTAGACATGGGTCTAGGCAAGACCGTCAGCACTTTGACGGCGTTGGTTGATCTGCTGGTAACTAAGGACATCAAGAAGGTGCTAATCATCGCGCCGCTGCGGGTGGCGCAGCACACATGGCCCACCGAGATTCAGAACTGGGATCACTTGCAGACCTTGAGGTATTCACTCATTGCTGGCTTTGGCGTATCTAAACGCGAGCAGGCTATGCACTCATCGGCACCAATTCATATCATAAACAGGGAGAACGTACCGTGGCTGGTAGAAAGTTTAGGGCAAGAATGGCATTACGACAGCGTCATAATAGACGAGTCCAGCAGCTTCAAAAATCACAGCAGCAAACGCTGGAAGGCGCTGCGGCAGGTAGTGAAGTCGGGCAAGATCAAGCGGATGGTGCAGCTTACCGGGACGCCGACACCCAACAGCCTGATGGAGCTGTGGCCTCAGATTTACCTGCTCGATAAAGGCGAGAGGCTGGGCCACACCCGCGCTCGATTTTTAGGCGCGTATTGCCAGCAAGTCGGCCACCCCCAATGGAGCCAGTACCAAGTGCGCCCCGATAAAGTTGAGGCGCTGCATGAGAAGGTGGCTGATCTTGTTTTGCGGATGGACTCCGATGACTACCTTGAACTGCCAGAGCGTATTGACTCAGACGTTGTGGTGAAGCTGCCGACTAGAGCGCAAAAAGCATACAAACAAATGCAAGACGAGTTCCTATTGGAGCTGCAAGAAGGTGAAGTTCTTGCCGCCAACGCCGCTGTTAAAATCAACAAGCTACTGCAAATATCTTCCGGGTCTGTCTACACCGAAGATGGCTATGAGGTCATACACGATTTCAAGATCGATGCGCTGAAAGAGATCGTAGAGACCGCAAACGAACCAGTGTTGATAGCATACAACTTCAAGTGCGATGCAGAGCGTATCTGCGCCGCAATAAAAAGTGCGAAGGTTCTTAGCAAGGACAATAAGCTCATCGACAAGTGGAACCGTGGCGAGGTGCCTGTAATGCTGGCGCACCCAGCGAGCGCGGGGCACGGGCTTAATCTACAGCACGGCGGATCTGTAATTGTGTGGTTCGGACTACCGTGGAGCCTTGAGCTTTACCAGCAGTTTAATGCGCGACTGCATCGGCAGGGGCAGACTAAACCAGTGCGAGTTATTCATCTTCTTGCTGACACCCCCGTTGATGCCGCAGTCAGAAGTTCATTATTAGAAAAATTTATGAACCAAGAAGCATTGCTTAACTTTCTCCAACAATTATAATAAGTGACAACGAGAGATTGACGGGGTAGCATAACAACTAACAGTTGTTTTTTTCAATTAAGGAAACAGTGAGCGAATTTCATTCAAGACTATTACAGGCGTGCAACGACAACCCAGACATCCCCGAATACGGAAGAGGTCAGCAGACTTTTTTATCGCAAAGGTTAGACGTATCGCAAGAAGCTGTACGCAAGTGGTTTGCCGGGGAATCAAAACCAAAGGCGGCGGTAGGTCGCAAGCTGGCCGATCTTCTTGGCGTGGATTATGTTTGGCTTGCCCTCGGTACTTCATACGGGGAAATTGAAAAGAGAAAAACTGCAGCCTCTCGACAAGATTCTGCGCTATATGCCCTTACTGGTTACTTGATAGAAAAAGGTTTTGCTTGTGCATTTGATGACAACGAAAGCAACCACATTGATTTGATGTGCATACAGCAAGGGGTGCAGAACTTCATTGCGGTCAAGGCTTGTAAAAAGGACAAAGATTTTCTGTGTGTTTCTTTTTCTCAGTCCGCTATTAACGTGGTCACTACCATTGCAGCGGTAAGAACTGATAGCGGTTCTTTTTCCTACGACTTTTTATGGATTAAACCAGATGTTTGGGCGGATTACGGCCAGCGTAACGGGAATGAGATAGCAATAAAAATCAGCGCAAACAAAGGCCATTACGAGATAGGGTCAACAACGCTTAAAAAATACTTCGATGCCTTTTGATGGATAGACCTTACCTGACAGCCAGCGAGCTGGCAGAGCTGTTTAACATGAGCAAGGGAAGTTTGCTCAACGCTATATCGAGAGAAGAATTTCCGCTGCCGACCTATCGTCTGGGCAAGCAGCGGGTTGCAGATCGTGAGGTAGTCAGAGCATTTTTTAACGCTAAACGGGCCGAAGGGCTAAAACAAATTACAACAAGAAGTGGATACGACAATGGACGGTAGAGTAGAAGATCAAGACATGGTGAACCACCCGCCGCACTACAATCAGGGGGGCATCGAGTGCATAGATTATCTGCGAGATAATCTTGGCGACGAGGGGTTCAGCTACTACTGCGAGGGTAACGTCAAGAAGTACCTGCACCGCTGGCGCTCCAAGGGCCAACTACAAGATTTGCAGAAGGGCCGCTGGTATCTGGATCGGCTAATTGCGGCTCAAGAGACTCTAGAACAGTCTTAGCGTTTAAGTGAGTGTACCGGCGAAGCATGTTCATGTCTCTATGACCCGAGAAAAGCGCGACAGTCATTATGTCCAGCCCCATCTCGAACAGACGAGAGCAGCCCTCATGCCTCAAATCGTGCCAGCGTAAATCCTCAACGCCCGCTGCGGCCACGGCTCTTTTCCACGCGCTTGATATTGACACAGGTGTGTACGGAAATATGCGCTCGCTGACTTTAGACTGCTTTTGAATCAGCGCCACCGCCTCTGGTAGCAGCGGCACCCGCACATACCTCTTACCTTGGTCTGGGTGTTTACGCCAAATGCCGATGGTCTTGCCGTCATCGCCCAGCTCTTTCCACAGCAAAGACAATGTCTCGCCGCGCCGCATCGCCGTGACAACTTGAAACCTCACCAGATCCTGCAAGGGCAGGCTGGTCTTTGCGAAACTCAAGACCCTAGCTATCTCATCGTCGGTTGTTCGTCTTTCGCGCTCGTCAGATGTGCCTATGACTTTCTGGCCCTTTAAAAAGATCATGGCTTTATCGAAGTCATCCAGCTTTGGTTTGCAGTCAAAAGCAGCTTCGGCAACTTTCAACGTCTGGCCAAGCCTGACCATAAAGCCTTTGACGGTAGATGGCTTTCTAAACCCTTTGACCCCGCTCTTGCTTAAATAATTCGCGTAGGAAATAAGCGCCGATGAATCTAATTCTTTCAGCGTCTTCTGACCCAAGTCTTTTCGCAGCGTTGTTAGCTTCTCGTCCTTGTCACGGTCAAACGGGCCGTACTCTTTGACGTACTGATCGATGCACCACCCCAAGCTGGTCTTATCTTCTCGGTAGTGACCCTTGGCTATGTTCGCCTCAGTCTCGACCATGAAGGCTTGCGCTAAGGCTTTCTTGGGAAATGTTTTCGAGATCGAGGGCATACCCGCCTTGCGGATCAAAACCCGATAGTTGTCGCCACGCTTTTGAATAACACCCATGTGGTACACCTTTGGTACAGTGAAAACATGAGTGTACGTTGACAACCGTTAATTGACAAGGCTTCCAGAGCCTTACCCCTTGGGCATAAATTAAGCTAAGTTATTGATAATGAATAAAAGTTATGTGATCAATCAGACCGTGGGTCTGATAACTCTTAAACAATATCAACAACTTAAACTACCGTGGTACGCTGCTGGTGCAGTTACCTACGTTTCGGCGTTGTTTTACGCTTGCTCTTTGGTTTCTTTGCGGTCTTTGCTGCGGCCTTAAAATCCGCAGCGGTTGGCGCACCCTTGCTCCCGGGCTTTCTAGGCGTCTTTCCCGCTTTACGTCGAGCGTGAATGTTTGCGTATAGTCCTTTTCCCGGCATTACTTGCTCCTTGTTTTCTTGCCTGTTTTCTTAGCGTAGGCTTTGGCTTTCTTCTTGCCAGCCTCCGTATAAGCGAACTTTTTCTTTCCTACTTTTGGCATTAGCTTCTCCTTGATTTAGCGCCGGAGCATTTCCAGCGTTTGCGTGATAGGTTATTTGGTGTATTGGGGTCGTTGGCTTTTTTCTTTGGCAATCGCTTCTTAATGCCCAGTGATCGGGCGCAATAGCTATCACCCTTTGAGCTTCCGGGCTTGACCCGAGGGCCGCCACCCTTGGCCTTACCGGCCTGACCGTATGAAACCTTTTTTCCACTGGCCGTGACTTTAACTTTCGCTTTGCCTTTCCTTGGCGTTGGCATTGCCTACTCCTTAATCATAAAAAGTTGTTGTCTTTTGCGATACCTTCACGGGAAT